GTAACAAAATGCTTTACCATTTGCTCTATACAATCCATCTAAACCAAGTGTACGAGCAGCATGTGCTAAAACATAAGCACTATTTGTTCTACTGCCTGCTTCTTGCTCCATTTTTGCTATATCGTCTACACTCATTCCGGGCTTTGCATATTTCGCTACTATAGCGTCAAGTTCTTCTTTGCCACCTTTAGATGCTTCGCCTTTGCCCTTTTCAAAAACTTCCCAACCATTTTTATTAGCAATATATTTTTTTAATACATCTTCGCTTTCACCATGAAGATCAAAAACTTCACCGTCTCTATTTGTAATTTGGATTTTTGGTTGGCTCCGATCAACATTAACATTGTTCATTTTACCGTCTGAGCTTAATTTGTATGCTTTTCTTTCTAATAAATTTAAAATAGATCTAATATCGTTCATGGTTAACTTCCTATCGGGCTTTTTACATATTCTTCAGGTGATATATCTTTGGAGTCACCTGCTTTAACTCCATCAACAGGATCGATAGCTCTTTCTTTTCTTGCAACTTCAAGTTCTTTGAGCAAGTCCATTACACGGTTTTCACCTGCTTGTTCTTGAGCAGATTCTCCGCCCATGTCTTCTGTGTTTAGCAGTGATTCGTATGGTTTTTCTTCATCTGATTTTTCTTGATACTGTTCAATAGGATCACCTTCACCTCTTACAATAATGTGACTGTGTCCTACTCCAGTTTCATTCACCAAATACTGTTCAAGCACAAATGCAGTTACAGGATAGTTTACTTCTACATCAAAATGCGTAACTTCACAGTTGCTTAACTGTGGAAAATCCAAAGGCTTTTCTGTAATTGGAGTTTTTTTACCAGAGCTAATACCAACAATGTCGTATTTGGTCATTGATCTTTCAAGTCTATCTTCAAAGCCTTCGGGTAAATCTCCTGCCACTCTTACTTTAAACTTGTAAGTTTTTTTTGATTCAGTTAAATATTCTGCAAATTTTTTCATCATACTATCCTAATATATGTTATTTATCCAAGTTTCTTAGTTTTTCTAATAAACTATTACGATCAGAGATTACATATCCTTCGCCCTGCACAATATCTCCATCAGCTGATCCATCTTTGTCTTGTTTTTCTTTTTTGAGTTGTAATTCAACCATCTTAAGTTTTTTGTCTAGTTTTGCTACTTTTGCATCTAAATTTGTTTTTAACATGTTGCCAGCAACTTCAAAAATACGTCCTGAATAACGGCTTTCCACATTCATGCCTAGATCCATTAAATCCTCATACGCCTGCATGGATTTTTGCGAAACTTCGTTAAGCTCATTGTCAGCCATTTCGCCTAAACCTTTTACTTGTGGTAATGCAGCAGTAATTTTGTCAAGCTCTTGTATACTGCGAGCAGTTTCTTCTTGCTCTACAACTGCTTGTTGTGCTTTATCTGCATTACGAGACTCTTCTATAATTTCTTTAGAGTCTGGCATGTTTAATAATTCTTCTAATTTTTTAGTCATAGGTACACCATTATCTACTAGTATATTTAGTTTATCGAGTACCTTGGTGGAAAATATCTGTCTCGTTTACAACACGGAAATATATACCTTGTTGCTTGCACCAAGCTCTTGCTGCTTCCCATTTTGCTTGATTTAACACCCAATGAGCTTGATTGTGCCTACTACGACCAAGTTTTTCTTTTACAGTTTGATTTTGTGGTTTGACTTCTATTACTTCTACCCTGTTTTTACCGTTTCTATCTGCGTATGCAACAAAAAAATCTGGAACATATATTGTAGCTTTACCCGTTAACGGATTTCTATATGGTATCCTTACAGCTTCACTAGCCCATTGTGCAACATTTGGGTGTTCATCACAAAATCTCATAAAAGCAAACTCCCAACTGCTTCTATAGGTGGGTGTTTTTCTTCCTACGTATTTTTGGGGATTTTTTAAAGTGTACTTACCTTGAGCAAATCTAGCCATATCATATCACTATATTTCGCTTTTCAAGTTTTTCAACAGATTGTGTTCTTTTAAACCCTAGTGTACTTGTTGAATCTCTGTTATAGTTTAAAACTTCTGTAACAACAGCACTTAGTTGTACTTCGCCAAACCCTTTAAGTGTATCAAGCAATGTAAAAACATTTACACCATCTATCTTAGCCTGTTGTAATAGTACAGTTGCCGTACTTACAGCAGCAGTTTGATCAAAGCCTCTTTTACTAAAGAATGCAATAACAGCATCTACTTCGTTGCTAGGGAAACTTAATTTTTTAGTAAAATATTTGTCAAAAAATTCTGTGGTTTGTTTTTCTGATGTTTTAGGTGCGTTTGGTAGACTACTCATGTTACATTACCTTTTAATCTTTGTTTTTCGCTTGCAGGTAAACTAGCGTAATTAGCAGTATTACCGTTAACTCCACCAGTTCCGCCGTTGCGCTGATATTCTTTATTGTTAGCAATTCTAGCTGCGCTTTCTGCCGCTGCCTCTGTATTATTTGCCGCTTTTGCAAGTGCTGATAAACCTACAATAGCTGCTGTTCCGGCTATTAGATCTTTGCTTCCACCAGTGCCTCCATTTTTTGGAAAAAATGCATTGCTAATTCCACTTACATCTGTTCCAGACGCCGCTCCTATTGCTCCTTTTAGTAAACTAAATCCTTCTTCTCTAATACCTTCAGAACTTAATCCTCTTACGTTTGCAATAAGATTAGCTGCCGCTAGTCCTGCTTCTAGAGGACTTTTAAACCCTCCATCGCCTGTGATGTAATCGTATAATGAAATACCTGTACCAATTGCTCCTCCTAATCCAAGAGCACCGCCTCCGAGTAAACTTGCTGGACTTGGAGTTGTGTCATAGTGTGAAGGATCTCCAAATCCTTTAGGACTGTCTACTTCTACTCTGCCTCTGTCATACCAAACAGCTTCATATGCTACTGTCATAGTATTTTGCATAGTACCTGCGCCATCACTAGAATCTACACTGTCGTGTGCCCAGTTTGTAACCAATGGATTTACCAGCGTATAGGTAGTGTATGTTTTTCTTGAAAGTTGACTAATTTGAATACTTTTAAAAAAGTGTTCACTTACTCTATTGTCTAATCCGTAACTATATTTGTTTAGTTCTGATCCTAAATATGTATTATCTCCAGGTATTCCTTCTTGTCCTGGTGCAGGTGGTGGTTTTATTTGTCTATTATAGGCTTCTGGTAGAGAACCGTAGTTACCATCTGCAAAGTAGTAACGATAATATGCTTCAAGCAAAGCAGATGTAATACCTAAATTATCATCATGAAATGTAATATTTACAGGGTCATATGAAATACTAGTTTGGACATTTTTAATCCTGTTATATTTTTTCTTTGTATCAACTGTTGCTGTATACTTTGGTAGATCAGCAGCTTTTACAAGCAATCCAATCTCTCTTGTATGTCTTTGTTTTAACTCAGGCAAAATACTTGCAGGTAAATCATTTATTTCGAAAAATACATGATATAAAAACTTTGCTTTAGGAGCAAGTCTAAAAGCGTCTGTTACAAAAGTTTTGCTGGCATGCCTAAAGTCGCCAAGATTACCTTTTGGACTTAGAGCACCACTTGCTAAATTATCTAAAAATCCTGTGAACTTTCCCATACTAATATTTATCCAATGTAATTAACTGCGTATATAAAAGAAAAAAGGGGTACTAAAAAGTACCCCTTGTAAGATTAGGAACTTTGTTATATTAAGCGCCGCCGCCAGTAACGAGAGTGTTAACTGTACGACCAACTGCTGTACCAATTCCAGTACCTTGTGGTGATTGGATAGCATTGTCATAACGTATGCTTAATGTAACACTGACTGGATCTGTTGAATTTGAGTATGCTAACTGATTATAGTTTGCACTTTCAACATAACAGCCGTATAATTCAAAAGTTTCAAGCACATTTGGTGTGTTAGCACCGTTACCACCATCTAGGATTTCAATACGTGTTGTGAATTTGTAATCCTGACCTGATGCTGCACTTGACTGTTCATAGAAGTCAAATTGTTTCTGTAATTGCTCACCTACTAGTTTTTGTACGTTGTTGTTTACATCTTCACGTAGGTTTAAAGTAATTGCTTCCCAAGTATGTTTACCTGCTAGATAAACTCTTGAGTTATAAATGTCGATTGTCATTTGTTCAAAACTTACGTTTGGACGAGCTACATCTATAACTTGTTTTGTTAGTTCAGTTGTCGGAGTCGATGTTCCGAAATTTTCTAGTGATACCCTAAAACGATACTGTAATTTAGGCATCAACAGGCCTTGGTTGCTTGCAGAATCTCCGCTAGCCAAAGGCACTGTAATTTTTGATAGTGTTGATATTGCCATTTAATTTGCTCCTAATCTATAAGTATTTATCAATCTTACAGTCCTGCTATTTCTCCAGTATTTTTAAGTCTTAGTGGAATGTATATAAACTCAACAGCCTTAACAGGTTCAATAGCAATGTCTAAGTGTAGTTCATTTCTATCAATTCTGCTAGGTGTATTGTTTGATTCATCACACACTACTAGATAATCATACAATGCTCTTTGTCCAACTAGTTCTAGTAATAAACTTTCTGCAGCTTGTTTAATTTCATCTCTTGTAATCTTATCGTTTGGTTCAAACAAATAAGGCTTAGCAAGTGTGTTTAATTGGCTACGTAGGTAGATAACAAGTCTTGCAACATTGATTCTGTCTAAAGAACTTGCAGCAAGTTGTCTTGTCTTCTGACCAAAAGCAACTAGTCCTGCACCTGTAATAAATGTTATTGGGTTAACTGCATTTGCGTACAGTGTATCTCTTTGCCCTTCGTTTAGTGCAATACTTACAAATTCGCCTTCATTGCTTATATAACCTGTAGAACTTGCATTAGTAATACCACCACGTCTTGTACCTGCTGGTGCAAACCATGGGAACGATACTTGATCACTTAGTGCAATGGTTCTCATCATCATATGACTTGGTGGAACAACAACATTGTTACCAAAATTATCACTTGTAAATCCACTTGGATAGTAAACACCAATGTATGGATCAGTTGTTACCAATCCGTCATCGTTGTCTTCTACAGCTAGTGCTTGGTTTGTTGCCCAGTTATTTAATGCTGTTGCATTCGGTAACAAACGGAATGGTGAATCACCAAGTACAAATGCTGTTAAACCTCTGTCATAGTTTAGTGATTTCATTTCACCTATAAGTTCTGGATAACCAGGACATGCCATTAGGTTAAACAATCTTGCTTCATCATCTCTAATATCTTCATTAGAGTTAACTAGTGCTTGTAGTCCTTGTACAACAACTTTACGTTGTGCTTTGCGTCCAAATGTGCCAGAACCATCTACTTGGTTAGCACTTTCAGTTACCCAACGATCTGCGAAGTAACTTGCCATAGTTTGTCCATTACCTGCACCGTAACGAGCATTGTTGCCTGCTGTATTAATGTAATTTCTCACATATTTCTTAACATTAAATCCGCTTCTACGCAAATTCCAAAGCAACATACCTTTTGGATATAGTGCTGGATCTGGTGAATCAGGATCAACATAATCGCTTTCCATTAATGCTGTTATATCTCCAGCTAAGTTGCTATTAGCACCTGCTGTGTTATAACGTACATCTGCAAATAGTATACCGTCTTCAGTAGTTTGATCGCCAGTATCAACTAGTACCCAGTTGTCTTCTGCATTTGCATTTCCTAAATCTGGGTTATATCTGTAAATTTTTGGATAGTTTTCAATATCACTTGTGTCTATCCAGATATCTCCAGTTTTTAGAGTAGTTCCGTCACTTTGAAGTGTTGGAACTGTTGCTGAAACAATAGGTCCGTTTGGATCTGGTTGATCTGCTGCTACACCGCTTGCATAGTACGGACTTGCTGTTGAACTTTGACCGCTTGACCCGTTATACAATAATCCAACAAATTCACTACCATTGTGTACTAGGATATCTACTTCGTCAACAATTGAATTGTACCAAAGTCTACCGTCTGCTGTTTTTGCAGTAACTTCAGTATCACTTGCTGTGAAGAATCCTGTACCAGTATCAGTTGTTGGTGTCCAATGAGTTGCTTGTAACTGTTTTGGACTTGTAGAACTTGTAGTACCAGGTACATAAACAAGATTTTGTATTCCAACACTTGCACTTACATATGGCACAAATCCTGCTGCTGTTAAAACACCATCTGTATCAACAAAACGTATTTCACCACCTAGTGCATGTTGTATAATAACTTTGTTTTGTGGATCAACTGTTGCTGTAACATTGGTAATGTTTGCATCATTAATTGCACCTGCTAATATACCTGCATCACTTGCTGCTCCTGTATACGCACCGGTAACTGTGACTGCTGTTTCAAAAGCAGCACTACCATTATCTGTGGTTTGCACAGTAAAAGATTGTGATCCTGAACTAAATGTTCCAGTTACAATTTTTACACCTGTTACTGTTGTTGCACCAATAGCTCTTCTACGCTGTGGTCTTAGTGTTGCCAATGGACTGTCATCTCCAGCAACATTGCTTTCAACATACAAATCACCTTGAGATAAATTAGCACCACCGCCAACAATATCTAATTCATATAATGCTGTTTGATTGTTTGCGTGTATTGGAGCACTTATTGTTTCCCAAAGCTCTGAGCTTGCATTCCATTTTTTAATTGATATGCTAGCGCCAAGATTTGGTGTTGTTGTTTTTAGCCAAATACTTCCTGTTGGTCTTGCACTAATACTTGTTGGTATTGGAAGTCCAGGAGCACCACTAATTGTGTCTCCAATTTTCCATTCCGGAATACCTGTGTGCTTAGAAATTTGTAGCGCAGGTGGAAAATGTGTTCCTGATAAAATTCCTAGTTCGGTTAATCTATCTGCATCGCCTTTGATTTCAATTTCACCGCCTGTGGATGAATCACCGCTTGCTGATGCTGTTCCGTCACTGTAAATTTCAAGTTTTAAATCTACTGCTGCCGCAGTTACACCTGGAATAGTTAATCCGTTAATTGTGCTTGCAACATCAGTAACAGTATCTGAACTGTTAATAGTAACGCTTGTTCCATTTATGATAATTGCTGCTGTTGCATTGAATGTTGGGTTACTTGCAGTACCTTTGATTGTAGGCCAGCTCTTTGTCCACGGTTCACTTCCTACTAATACCCAAGTTCCTGATGTATTTCTGTACCAAATTTTTAAAATAGTAGATGTTGCAGTAATCGCATATGATCCAACAGAACCTATTGCGTTTGATGGACGTCCTGTTCCATCTGCCGCTGTACCGTCGATACCGTTAGTTGCTAAACTACTGTCTGACATTTCGGTTGTATCAGTAACTACATATGGCACTTTGTTTGTAAAGTTCTGACCACCGTTTACAACACTCTTACCATTCCATTCTTGGATTCCCCATAATGAATTGGCAGTGTCTAACCAATAAGTTCCATCTGCTGGATCAGCCGCAGGTGCTGTTGCACTTGCTTCGAGTTGACCTAGATCTACGTCAGCTCTGACTACCCAAGCTCTATTGGCAACACCTAGATATGAATAAGCAGCTTGTAAGCCGTATTCATTTAATTCGCCGCCGTGTATTGGATTGTTGTTATTGTCTACCTGGAAGATTGGATCTCCGAAGGTATCTGCTAAATCTCGTTGTGAAGTTAACAGGTAAGGTGTACCTGCATTCGCTGCTAGTGTTCCTGGTGCTGTGCCAGTTGCTGCAGCATTACTTTTGTTACTTTTAGTTGCAACAAAAATCATTGGAGTTGTACCCGGTTCAGCTGGGGTATAGAAACTTTCGTCTATTACGCTAACCTGTACGCCTGGTGATACTAGTGCCATTTTTTTATTCTCCTATAGTGGACATTATATTCGTTACTATTATTTAGCAAGAGATTTTAAAAAAGTACGATAAAACACCAAAGAAAAGGGGTCAAAAAGGTGAGGTAAATACAATATGAGACCATTATGTGTATGCGGGTTTAGGCCAGCAGCAGTAAACTATAAAAAAGGTAACAAAGTTTACTACCGAAAAAAATGTGAAAAGTGTTTGAAACACAACACAATAGGATTCGGTATACCTAAATGGAAACTAGCAGGTTACGAAAAAAAAGAATACTGTGAAAAATGTGCATACAAAAGCAAACACAGTGAACAATTTAATGTGTATCATATAGACGGAGATTTAACAAATTGTAGACCAACTAATCTAAAAACAGTTTGTGCTAACTGTCAGCGTATTCTTTATAAGGAAGGAGTTCGCTGGAAGCAAGGAGATCTTTTACCAGATTTTTAAGATCAAATAGGCTTCTGTCATTTGCTATAGTAGTGTCAATTTGAACATTTGCCCAAGCCCATTCAGATTTATGAACATCTTGGGGTTCCACGCCTAGATCTTGATACATTCTAAACCAAACAGGATCTGGGCCTCTACGTACACGCCAAACTTTACCGCCTATTTCTGAAATCATAGATGCTTCATTTTCAAATCTCACATCAGGAATAACAAAATTAGTATTTGGATTTTCTATAAGTTGTTTTTTGAGTAGACTTACCCATACACCATCGAAAAACCCGTTTCTCATGCAATCTGTTCCAAATTCCTGCAGAACTAATCTTGGTGTTATTTCGCGGCCTGTTTCTTTTGACCAAAATTCGTCTACTTGTTCGCGCCAGGCACGGCTTTCATCTGTGTCACCTTCTAGCATCTGTCTATTCCATCCAAATACTTGTGCTACACCATCTTTTAGTTTGTCTGCAAAAGAAACTTTTGAATAACCGTAATCGTTTACCAGAATATCAGCAACAGTACCTTTGCCGCTACCTATTAATCCACAAATACCTATAATCATAAGAAATCCTTCAAATAATATATAGTATATACAGATTAATTGCTGTTGTCAAGTACTTTTTGGTAGGCTTCTTCAAATCCATCTTCATGCAGATATGCTTCGTTATTGTTCCACATGCGTTTGAAATATCCTGGTGCTGATTCTAGTATTGTTTGCTCGCTTGCGCCAAAGTGACCTTTAACCATCCAAAAAAGCCTATGGGCTTCTTTGTGGCTAAACTCTGCCATTATCCTATAGTAAATCCATAGCCGGTGCCGCCTGTAACAGCAGTGCTTACTTCTTGTTCTAGTTTTTCCATTTCACTTTGTGCTTCTGCTTTGAGAGCATCACCATTCAATTGACCGCCTCCTTGTGGACCAGCAATAGTAGCAAATTTACTACGTGCTTCTCCAAGCATGTATTTGCAGGTAGCAACTGTGTAATCTTTGATCCATTGCTTTGCAAGATAATCATTAAGTAACTCTGAATCTGGTCTATAATTATAGCAATATAATAGTAAATCTTCTTCTGTTCTAGAACGCTGAAGAATAGTAAGTTTTTTTGTAGAAGTATTCCATTTAAATTCAATAAATGATCCAAACATTCTACCTACTAACTCCTGATATTGAGAGAAAAAGTCATAGGTTGCTAGTCCGCCCATATTGGAACTTGCTAACAAGTATGTGTTGGTATAGGCTAAGTTAAAAGGTTCAAACAGTGTACCTCCATCTCCACCACCTGTACGTGATCCAATGCTTCTACGAAATATTTTACGTACTTCTATAATTTCATTGGGTAGCGTGTATTCGTTTTGATCTATTACCGTAGGCATAAAGAAATAGCTTTCTTCTACACTATTATCACTTCTTTGACGAAATCTTGTAAGTGCTTTATTAAGTGCAGTTTCATAATGCCCAGGATCCAGTTCAACATCAATCATTCCACCACCTAGCATGTGATAGACATAGTCAAATATTTCCTGTTTTTGAGTTTTTAAAGTCGCCATATGAAAAGTTCTCCACAAGTATTTATCGTTCGATAAATATGTATATGCCAAGATTATCTTTATACAAACCAGAGAAAGGCAAAGACTACGAATTCATAGACAAACGTATCTATGAAATGTTCACTGTGGGTGGCACAGACGTTTTTGTTCACAAATATCTAGGACCAAAAAATCCTGATAGCGATACTGCAACAGCAGATCAGCCCCGTTATGATGCTGTAAAAGAAACAAACATACAGGATATGCTGTTTATGGAAAACAGAGATCGCAAGTATGATCCTGATATCTACAGTATGCGTGGAATTTACAATGTTCAAGATATTGACTTCAATATGAGTCAATTTGGACTGTTTTTATCTAATGACACACTGTTTATGACAATACATATTACATCTAGTGTAAAAACTCTTGGAAGAAAAATTATGCCAGGTGATGTAATAGAATTGCCACATCTCAAAGACGAATATGCACTTAATGATTATACGGTTGCCTTAAAAAGATTCTATGTGGTCGAAGAAGTAAACAGAGCTGCAGAAGGCTTTTCACCTACTTGGTATCCACATCTATACAGAGTAAAACTAAAACAAATAGTTGATAGCCAAGAATTCAAAGATATTCTTGATTTACCTGCAGAAGAAGATAATCCAGGTAGTGGCACATTAAGAGATTTACTTTCTACATATGAACGTGAGATGCAGGTGAATAATGCTGTAATTGCTCAAGCTGAAGCTGATGCTGCTAAATCAGGATACGATACAAGTCATTTTTACACAGTAGCTACTAAAGAAGATGGAACTGTAGATATTGTTACAACAGATATTAACACACTAGATGCTAGTACAGCAAATGAACTTGCGGATAGAGTTATGCAGACACCTAATAGGGAAGGTTATCAAGGATATTTACTAGGTGACGGAATACCCTCAAATGGTGAAGCATTCGGACACGGTATTAGTTTCCCCACAGGAAGTGCAGAAGGAGACTTTTTCCTAAGGACAGATTTTATGCCAAATAGATTATTTAGATACGACGGAAGTCGTTGGGTAAAACAAGAAGATTCAGTACGTATGACACTTA